TATTGAAATTGTATGTGTTTTTTAAAAGATAGTCCCATCATTACGGAGTGTTAGACCATACGGCACCTATCATTTGATTACCCAATCCACTTGTGGTAATCTCAACACTAACAGATCTATTCCCTGATGATGTTGTCTTAAAGGAAGCACCACTTCCATAAGTGGAATTGACTAATACATCATAATTTTCTGTGGCACCAGTATATCCTACTAAATCATACATCGCTGTATGATTCATTACCCCCACAGCATTAATTGGGAGACCACTAAAGGTCAGGGTTAGATTAGTTCCAGTAATTCCGTTTCCTTGAGTTTGATATGGTGTGTCTATAGTTAGTCCATCTATTCTATGAACCGATAATAATACTTGATCCTGTGATGATCCAAAATCAACCTGAATATCAACACTACTCCCTGATACAACACGATAGTAAAATAAGAAAACAAAATTACCGCTAATTCCCGATCGTCTCGATCTAATATTTGTGATTGTGTTTCCTTCAATAGTGAGTGTTGGTGTAAAACCACTACCATCAGTATCTATTCCCGTGATACTCATAACCAATAATCCTGGTTGGACTATGTTAAAATTGTTAAATGTATATCCCGTGTTTGTAGTTGTCTGTGCGGAAGTGCCTAAAAATACAACATCTATCGGTGGTTGAGTTGGTGTTGGTGTTGGTGTTTTGGTTGGCGTTATTGTAGGTGTTGTAGTGCTCGTTGGTGTAAGAGATATAGTTGGTGTAAGAGTAATAGTTGGTGTTATACTCGGGGTAGGTGTAAGAGTTTTTGTTGGTGTAAGTGTAGGAGTTCTCGTTGGAGTATTACTCGGCGTTAAATTTGGGGTTGATGTTATTGTTGGGGTAGGTGTTGGGCTCGGTGGAGTATCAAAAGCAATAGGGGGCACCCACCCACCAAAGTTATATTGAGCGTCATTATTTATATACGCTTCCTCCATACTTTTTTGTAATCTATTATCAAGCATAACAACCAGGTTGAAGGGTTATTGTAAGAAAAGCATTAGCCGTTGTCGGTATGAAATTACCACCAGCACAAGCACAATAGATCTTACAATAAACATTATGAGTTGTTCTCGGTGGGATCTGCTTGTTGGTAATTTGATTACAATTTGTCGCTGTGTATTTATACACACCCGTCAGGGTAAAACTATTGTTGAATACCTGATACAACCTACTACAACCATTACAAGTGGGAGTTGGTGTTGGTGTCTTTGTATTGGTCGGTGTAATCGTAGGTGTTGGTGTTAGAGTTCTCGTGGGTGTAGGCGTAAGTGTAGGAGTTCTCGTTGGAGTATTACTCGGGGTCTGTGTTGGTGTCCTTGTCGGTGATACACTAATGGTTGGTGTAGGCGTGGGTGTAGATGTCGCACTTACACTAATGCTTGGTGTAGGTGTAGAAGTTGGTGTAGGACTGGCACCTGGTGTTGATGTAGGCGTTGGTGTTGTTGTTCTTGTAGGAGTTGGTGTAGGTGTAGCACACGGAAAAACGACAGAACAAGGGTCTGAAAGTATTAGACCATCATTAGCCATAGTTTCAGGAGCACTACTATTGTTGATAAATAAATACACTTTATCAGGAGGACCAGCAACAAATATTCCGTAATCTTGTTCTACAATAGTTCCCTGTGGTAATTTTATAGTTTGTATATCAAAAGGACTACAACAATTTTCTACCAAATAGTAATCAAAATCTAATGTTGGTGTAGGCGTAGGCGTAGATGTCCTTGTAGGAGTGATTGTAGGGGTGCTGGTGGGACTTACACTTGGATTTGGTGTTGGTGGTAAAGGAGGGATCGCAGAGGTCGTTGGAGTGGGACTTGGCGTAATAAAAGGTTCTTCAGGGATCCAGCCCCCAAAGTTATAAACATAACCCCCCTGAAAGTATGTTTCGTCAAGTGATCTCTGTAATGGATTATTGGGGTTCATTCTGTATCCTGATATGTAGATCCTTTATTAATTTATTTACATCACAATCACCACAAATACCAACATCATACTCTTTGGTAAAATAAACAAAATCGTTCCTGTAAAAATCTACTTTAATAAATACCTCACTGGTGTCTAAATCCATTCTCAACTCACGAACCAAATATTTTTCACAAATGGCATATAAATTTTCCTTCCTGATTTTTACGGGTTTATCTACTAATAACATATTAAATAAAATAGGGGGATTTCTCCCCCTAATAAATACTCTCGGTATTTGATTATTTATTCCCTATCAATTGAGATGTTAGAATTAGCAGCAAGGAATGCTGTTAAAGTCGTCACGACCGCAATTTGTGGAACTGAAATTGTTGAGTTAGAAGTCAAAGCAAGTGAGAACAACTGACTATCACCAGGAAGTGATCCTGACGCAAGTGTTGCGGTCTCAATAAACATACCTCCAGGTGCTGCTAAAAAGAACCTACCTGTCTTCAATTTTACAATAAAATAACTTTCAGTATTCTTTACGATTTGTTCGTAAAGATTACTTGATGATTGCTCTAAACCAGGAATGGTAAAGAGTAGTTGGGTGTTGAAGGTAAAACCTAAACTTTCCAAGTTGATCGAGGTGCTCTCGTTTAGAGCCGCAGATGAATTACGGACAATATCTACTTTCTTGAACTCAAGAGAGTTAGTTGCTCCTGAAAAAGCACTTACCTCACCTGTTCCCGAATATGAAATAGACGATAAGATTGCTTCCGTAGAACCTGTGCCAGGAGTTAATACCCATAGGGCATCCAATCCGGGAACATTATTCACACAGGAAGTAAGCGTTAAGCCATCTAAAATATTACAATTATTACTCATTTTTTTTTATGTATTAGTAATTTATTTTATTAGGAAGCATATACTACCTGATTGCCAAAAGCAACAGCCGCACCGAGTTTCGCTGCGAGCTTAAGTCTAACCTGTTGGAAGTCCAAAGAATACCAAGAAATAGGTGTAGAAATATCACTCAAAAGATCACAACCATACAACAAATTATCAGGATTAGTCAATACCATTTTACCAGCACCGATCTCGCAAGAAATAGCGATTACATTAGTGAAGGGGATTTGGATTGCCATTTGTCCGTTTGCTAAAGTAATTGGATCAAAATGGAACAAGTTTTGGTTTCTCAAACCAAGTTGTAGAGCCTGAAAATCGTTGTGTGTAAGAGCCATAATTGTAGTAATGGGTTTCAACGCATCGGGTAGTGAAGTGATATAACTATCTGTAATCGCAATAGCGTTAGCAGGGGTCATAGCAGTATAAGATACATTCACAACTGAACCTGAAAGTGAAGCACTTTCTAACTGCTCGATGATGCCCGAGCAACCTGTTTCTGCCGTGGTGCCAGTCCAAAACTGACGAGACAAATACACATTCGCTTTCTTGCTAATATCATTAGAGAAAGCCTCCTCCATAGAAGCATTATTTTCGTTGTAAGAACCTGGTTGTAATCTTAAACTTAAAATCGTGCGATTTAATTCGTCCAAACACCAAGATTTTTGGATGTTATATTGGCAGGTTCTCAACTCTACCTCTGTTAGTGTAATTGTGCCTCCTGTGAACTCACAAGAATTACCTGGAAAAGCAATCGTATCAATCGCTCCTGTCTCAAAAACGGGGACTAATTCACCAAACTTAATACCTGGCATTACTTTATAGAATTGAGCCTCTGTTGTATCCATAACGATACGATGTAAGAACTCGTCTTGGTTAGCATTTAAATAATCGGTTAGACCATTAGTGTCGAAATCGAAATTAAAATTCTTTAAATTTTTCATAACTTTTTTTTATTTTTTTTATTTTTTATCTTCTCATCTTCTCTTTCATATCACGGAGAACAGCGTATCTGTGATCTGTTGAGAATGCCGAAGCAATTGTTTTATCCTCGTTTAGAGGTTCATAAGCCGAAGATGCTTTAAAACTCTCAAAATCTTTTTTAAGTTTTTTCATATCTTCCGTAATGGTTTTTAGTTCTTGAACCATAGGGATCAAAGCCTTCACGACCTCCTCAATCAAATCTGGTGTGATTTCAGTTCCGCTTGGGATCTCGATAGATACTTCTTCCATATCCTCTTTGATCGTTGAACCAGCCTCAACCTCTTCGGTCTTCTCTCTAATTTCAACTAATTTTCCCTCTGCGTCTGTAATATACATAGATCCGTCAAGTAAGGTATGCTCTCCTGCTCCTACGATTGTGAAAGTGCCGTCTTCGTTTTTTAAGCTCACAACATCTCCCGTCATAAAGTCCCCTTCGGTTTGATTAGTAATGACTAATCCACCTTCAAGTTCTACTTCAGCGAAATTGTATGTTCCAAATTTAAAACCGACCAAGTCAGCGACTTTTTGTAAAATATCAATATTTTTCATATTTGTAATTTTTGTTTATTTTATAATAAATACAACATAAAAGTTATAGGTGTTTCCTACTAATCTCCTGTATCATATTTTTTAGTTTATTTATAGTTTCTGTTGCTTCTAATTCCTTTATCATATCTATCGGGACACAATTAGGAACTTCCCTACCATCAACTATTTTAGTGCCATAAGGCTCATAACCTTCCCAACAAGTCCCACTTGGAAAATCAAATCCAAGTTCTTTTTCCTCATAAAGATATTCACTATCTTCTGTATGGATTTCACCCGTCATAATCCTACCATTATTGGTGTGAGTTAGACCAGTATATAACTCCCCATTAGCCTTGTAGTAAGGGGTCATTTCAGCGAAGTTAAACGGAACTTCTTGGAACATTCCCTCCAAAGAAATACCAGTAGTTTTATTACTGACGATAAAATCCTGAAACACCCTTTTATCTTGGAAGTGTATTGTGGTAATCCAAGTGCCAGGCTCAAAGGTTCTTCCAAATATTTTATAGGACTTATCGTTCTCGGGCTCATCACCTACAAGCCAGTTCTCATAGGTAAAGACATCTTCAGGTTTAAAGATGTATCCTGAATGCTCCAAATTCACTACACCACCCTTACCTACTTTCGTTCGTTGAAACTTCATTAGCATCTTTCTAATGGTCTCACGGGACATAAATACATAGTATCCGTTCCCACTCTCATTATCATACCTGTAAATCTTTTGATTAGGTTGAAATACCACAGCGGTAATATCACCCTCGTATTCGTTAGAGGACATCATAACATTTAGTTCCGTAGATTTCTCAATCTCCCTTTCCAAGAACTTCATAGCCCCCTGGTAATTATCAGGGGAAAATCCCCACGACAACATCATCAAATATCCACAACCTTCGTCAATAGATCCACTACTTTCATAATCTACCTTATGTCTTGATCCATAACTATACATACGAGATAGAATATCCATAGAAGGAGTGTAATTAGGATCAGCCAAATCATTAGCCCTTCTCTTACCTACGTCAGTTCCACAATCACCCCAACCATTTTCCTCTGCGTAATCTACAGCCCTTTTAGCCGCTTCTCTCATATAATCGGGGATCTTGGTAAAGGTCTGCCTTACATCAAAATACTCAAGAACCTCGGCGGTCTCCTCATAATAATCTTTGGTGATTTCAAGGGGAGACCAACCTATAATACAATCGTCATCACCATAACAGATTTTTACCTTTGTTAGTTTAGAAGCGGTGGGTTCAGCAACCAAACACGCAAACCTTGACGGGTAAATAAATACCCCCAAATGAAATGCTATTGGGTCTGTAGATTTATCACTACTCAACTCGGTTTTTCTTGGTGGATCAATACTCCACTCACTTTGGAAGGGTCTGCTTCCATCACCACCAAGACGAATAGCACCCCTTGTTTGATCGGCTTTGATAGGTATTCTTTTCAATCCTTCCTCCATAGTTTCCCCTTCTTTTAATGGGAATTGGATTTGGAACCAGCGATGGCGACAGAATTTTCCAGATTTATATTCATAAAAATCTACATTTGGATAAACATTTTTTCTATAAACTAACTTGAATGTATCACTCGCACTTGTTAGTTTCTGCGCCATCAAATCAATATCATTTCTACTAAATACCCTGTTAGCAAAAATCATTTTTCTACAAAGGGGTCTCGATGTCCTAATCAAAGGACTACCAAGTGCCGTATCAACGACATATAAAAAACGGGTGATTGATGAACCTTCCTCTTGGTCTGCGGACTTTATATCAAATTGACGAGGATTGCTCGTAATAGGGGGAACTGATACAAACCCTTCTTTAGTTAGTGTTATATCAACAGGGGACACGATAGACCCCCTAAACGCTTCGGGTGAGACCTCCATACCTAAATCATCTAACACGGAGAGATCCTCCATAGAGAAATCGTGCTCGTGAAGGGAACAATCGTGGGGTTCTACCTTATTGAAAATCTCAAATGATATTTCCGTGGCTGGATCTTTCACAAGAGACAATAATGATGTTCCTGATAAATCATCATCCTCGTTGATTAATAACTCAAATATTTTCATCTAAATAAATAGTTTTTTTTTATAGTCGGGATAGTTGAGTAATCCTTTTATTTAATTTATCGGTGTCTTGTATAGAATTATACAACACATATGCTTTTAGTGGAGGCGTGTTTTGATTTTGTGATGCGATGGTTTGGACTATTCTACTATCATCAATAGTTAGTTTTCTACCTCCCGTTGATGAGTTCAGTTCCCCAATCAAATCTCCATATTTCGATACAGCCGCTTTATTTACCACAAACTCACCACCCTCAAGTAAAGTCGGGACACCACCGATAGATCCCTCGTGAGATTGTCCTACAATAAGACCACCCCTTCTACCTACGAATTGTTGAGATTTAGCGAAGGTAAGTTGGTTTCTAACCTGTAATCCTTGTGCGGTTGCCAGTCCCCCGATTGTAGCGGCAAGGGGTATATTCACAGGGAAGGGGACATTAGCAAGGGTAGAGGTAATGGCAAGTGCCGTATCACTTATCACCTGTGCCAAGGTAAATTGTAGTTCTTGGATACGAGCACTTTTTTCTGTCTCAAACCTGGCTTTAGCGAACTTTGCTTTTATCTTCTTTTGTTCTGCTTCTAACTTAACACCCGTTCCCTCTACTGCTCTTAAAGCAGCCTCCTCGTCTCTTGCTAAACTCTCTAAAAATAATGATGATTGACTTTGTAGTATGGATTGAAGCCTACTTTGTATATTACCTAACTCCCTACCTAATTTCTGTGAGAAGTCATTTATATCATCGAACGCTTTATCTAAAGCAATTCTTTTTCTTACACCTTCAAGTTTTTTGAGGAACTTTTCTAACTCTTTTGTGATATTACCAAATACTTTTCCTATATCTAATCCAACTTGTTTAATCAATCCGTCAAGTTGTTTTGTAGTTATACCATCTAAATCTTCTATTCCTGTTGTTAATAAATCAAACAATTCAACAACACCTTCCTCACCAATTTTATTTTTATAGTCATCAAAATTATTTATCAAACTTAAGGTGAGGGTCTCAAACTGATCTATGTTCTGTTTAAAAAAGTTTTTTAAACCTTCGAACTCTTCAGGTGTAAATGCTTTTTTTATTTCATTTTGCTTCTCTAATATTTTTTCGTTGTTTTTATTTACCTGTTCCTGAAATTTTAAAATACCTCCATAAAACTTACCACTATCATCTGAACCATCTAATACCGCTTGAGCGAAGTTTTCGAGAGCGATAATTTCTTCCTTTGCTTTAATAATCTGTTCTTGATTTGCCTCTAATTTCTTATTCTCT